CCAGACTCGTCAGTAATAATAGGTATCCCATCCTCGTCCGTGATTGCAATATTCTTAACTTTAAATGGAGGCTTAACTATGATGTCGTAGAGAGTTGTGAGGATGGGATACCCACATTTTCGCAGTATGTCAGTATATATATTGACCTGCGAATCCAGGAGGAGATTAGTTGTGTAATCAGTTATGTCGATAGCCTTACTGACAGTTTTGTGTTCGATATTTACCATTCGCTCCGGCATCATCATAGACTCAGGCATTTTACCTATGCCGTCGCACTTGATAAATACGCCCTGATGCGAAAGCTGGACTTCAGTCTTTGAAGTTTCTAATGGGTGATTTTGCCATCTGTCAATATAGTAATTATACATTGCGGTAACATACGGCATCTCGTACATTATAGTATCACGGATTTCGCTGTCTTCAGCCAGACACCATTCTGCTCTGAGTGACTGCTCAAGGGCTTCGGTCCCTTTATTCTTGTTAGAGCTGATAAGGTAATTCTCTAATGCGGCATGAATTGCCGATCCTATCCGAAGGAATGATGGGCTGGTAGATACTTTCCCTATTCCACATTCGTATTTAATGTAATATTTTCTTGGGCATTGCCTGAATGTCTTAAGCGAACTGTTAGTAAAACTCATATGATCACTTCCTTAGTTTCTATCGTTATTATCAACTTAATTATGATTGTACCCTAAACTTTTGCTATGTCAACATAAAAAAAGGGAATATTTGAAAAAAATTCAAATATTCCCCCAAACGAAGAAACAGGAAGAAATTATGCGGCATCTATCCCGGTAATCAGTACGTTAATTGTATCGTCAGCAGTACCAACAAAGTCTATGTCAAGGGTAGTGCCACCTGAAGTTAACAGGTTTGCAAACTCGCATCCGATAGCAGACCCAGGCTGGACCTCGAAAACAAGGTCGGTCCCGGTTCCTCTGTCGATAGTGACAGTAATATTGCCCGAATTGCTGGACCCACCATAAAAACCTAACGTGCGTATCTTATCCATTGTTACAGTAGCGCCAAAAGAATCCTCGATGGTCGCTCCGGTATTGTTCTTATCGGTGTAGTCGCCATTGACCAAATCTATCTCAGCACCCTGCCCGGCAGGAGTATCAGTTCCAAGGGTTAATGTTATGCCGAACTCGTCGGTATCCGCCGTGTAGTTACTGACGACGTTTCCCAGTGATTGAGATATACTGGCACTGCTCGCAAGATCAAGTCCGGTAGCGTTGTTAACGGTCATCTGTAAGTTATATGTTGATTTAATTGTAGTAGCCATAGTTAACCTTTCTTAAATATTTTCTTGAAGTCCAGGAAGCCGCCTTCCGTTCTGCCTGATATAATTACCAATGTTATTGCTAATCCCACGCCGCCGTACAACAGCCAGCTTTCCGGAATAGCCTGTATTACCATTACCCCAATAGCGCAACCCCACGAGAGCATTGCTGAGGACGGGTCTTTGTTTAATGCAAGTATAGCACCGAGTGCTATGGCTCCAATTATGGCCCAGCTCATCAGCTTGTCTCTATAGTCATCTCGTCTGATCTCTGCGTCCATTTTATCTTTTTCAAATTGAAGCCTGATAGCTTCGTAGAGGTCAGTTTGTGCGGTCTCTGCTATTTTGTCATCGATAGTCTGTTCGCCCTTACTTTGCCGTGCAGTACCGCACCCTATCAGTAATATAAGCACTGTCATTATTGTTATTGTTGCTGTTCGCATTATATACTCCCATTTACGAATACTCTATACCCCTTCGCTTCTAAACTAGCCTTATACGCCAATCCAGTCGCAGACGGTTCTGCCATGTTTGGGCCTCGCAAGTCTATGTGACTGACTGTTGGGTACACATGTTGGTAAGGGTTTGCAGTGTCGTATTCTACTTGACTAGTTACAGTAGCATTATCCAGTTCTGTCAAGATAGCATCTACTGTTGCTTGGCTGAAATTGTTATCTCTATAATAAGCTGCTGTTATTTTAGATGTAGCAATGGCATGGTTTGTTATTGAGGTTAAACTACAATCAGAGCAATATAAAAGCACATAACCATTAAAGGCATAATATGCAGTATTTAAGATCAGCGAGCTAAAACTGTTATGCCTACAGTCCAAACTATACACCTGGGTTCCGGCCAAGTCCAAAGAACTCAGGCCGGTATTTCGGCATTCCAGAATATACATTTTCGAACTAAACGTAACGCTGGCAAGGCTTGGGGTATTGTTTATATACAATACGATAGCTGAAGGAGTTGTGATTGAACTCATGTCTAAAGAAGTCAGCGGTGTATTACTCAGGTCCAAAGTCGTCAAATGTGTATAACTACTTACATCGATTGTTGTAATTCCTGTGTTTTTTAGAAATAAAGAAATCATTGAGCTTGGCAACAGCCCATCTACCGAAGTAATTGCTTCCCCAGAAATAGAAAAACGAGACAAGCTACTTGTGCTATAATCAAAAGTTGTTATGTTATTTCCTTCAAGGTACAGTCCTGTTAAATTAGAATTTATGGAAGGTGCTTCTGTAAGCAGGTTATCAGTTAAGTCCAAGATGACAAGCGAAGAATGACTAGCAACATTTATAGATGTTAATAAATTGCTTCCTAAGTATAGGTAATTTAAGGCAGGTAGATTGCTTATCGAAAAAGAACTTATTTTATTATTGTATGCATACAAATATAACAAATTAGACAAATTTAAATTCAGGCTAGTTATACGATTGTGTTCCAACCTTAGAGTAAACATACTGCTAGGAAGGTTTGTTGGAGGAGCTGTTAATAAATTATTATTTACAAACAAATATTGCAAGGAAGAAGCACCATTAACATTTAACGACACCAACTTGTTATTGTATATTTCCAACCTGTACAAAGCTGTCAGGTTGGTTACGGAAGCCGAACTTATCAGATTGTATTGAGCGTAGATGTAGGTTAAGCTGGTGTTGGCGGTAAAATCTATACTTGTTAGATAATTATTATTACAGTAAATCCCAAGCAACGCTGTGCAGTCGGATGTGTCTAATTCTGTTAGTCGATTATGTTGCAAGTCCAAATACTTTATAGACGAGCAATTGGTCAAATCAATACTTTCCAAATTGCAAAAAGAGCAATAAACAGACTCTAAATTAGTTTGTCCAGAAATGTCTATTTTTGTCAGGGCGTTTGAGTCAAAATCTATACCCGTCAAGCTGCTTGAAGTAAATGATATTTCTTTAATGTTATTATTTTGAGCCATAACATACTCTAACACCGTGCAATCTGTTATGTCAAGCTCTCTAATACCATTACCGTCTATGTCTATGTAAGTTAAGCCACTCATAGAATCTAAGCTTAGCACCTTTACTTGCCCTATCGTGCTTGTGTCTCTTGGAAAGCTGTATTCCCATCGCCTCTTCACCCATCCGGAGCTGGCGATAGAAAACGATGTTGCGTTTGGCAGATTAGTAGTGTTAAGCGATGCTGTATGAATATAATCTATAAGACTTACGCCATAATTATAAATAGTTACAGTGGTCCTTGCTGTAACTACCTCATTAAAAACAATCGTCCATTCTCCGTAATCGTCTATGTCAAAATACTCAGTGCTTGCATTTTGGTATGTGGTAGTTCCTTGAGATACCCCGTTTTTGAAAAATTCTATATCGTGAGCCGTTGCCGAGCCTCCAGAAAAAGACACCCTTATATCTACGCCAGTTTGTGAAGGAATAGACATAAAGGAAGGGCTAGGCGGTAGGCTATAGTCTGTGTTATAAACGGGTTTTGCGTTCTTGGTAAGTACCCTATTATTTCTTGTATTCGGTCCGGAAAGCAATTAATATTCCTCCCCATCCCAGAATAATGGTTCTACACACACAAAGTCATAGTCTCCTATTCCAAACTGCTTCTCTCTTACGGTAAATCTATCACAAGAAGATAGAGTGGCAGATGTGCCCGTAAATAGCGAGAAGGTTGTTTTCCCCCAAGTGTTTCCCAATGTCGATAAAAGAACCGTACTTTGTCTTGAGCCAAACAAATAAACATCAAATGCACTCGTGCCATTCATAGCCGACACTGTAGCTATATTTTTGCATTGTATTACACCTTGGCTAAGTGGCTGAGAGACAGGGACGACTTCTTTAAGCTCATCTACCGCAGCACTAATTGACTGCAAGCTCAACGTAGTCCCATTATCGCCCTGACTAATCCTTACGCCAGAAGACCTGGACGTAATTCTACATAATCGCTTAATGTCGTCAATAAGCTGATTAAAGTCCTTGGCAGTAGGTTTTGATTTTAGGGGGAGTTTTTTCATTAAGGGGTGGCCCCTCCAACATCTCCAGGAGGAGAAGATATTAGTGACATCTTACTTAGGAATTCGCCCCAAAAATCACAAGTGTCATAAGGCTGTATCCCAGTTATCCCATAAGGTTTTTGCCATGATGCGTAAGCGACGCCATCACTGACTTGTGGGTCAGGAGAAATGAAGCTAAAATCATACTGTAGCTTACTCTTGTTTATATACTTCATGCTCACCGACTGAAGCAGCCATGTCCCTACGTCGCCTATCAGGGGAGCAGATGAATCATAATTACCTAATACCGAAGACTTGGCAGCATATATTCTAGATAAGAGATATGTGCTATTTACTTTCCCTCTCGCCCTCAAAACTTCATCGATGTAGGTACTGCTGCCATAGGTGGTGAGATTGTATTCTGACTGCATTCCGATTATATGCAAATCTGGAATGTCTTCTTCATTAACCGAGGTTTCGACAGCCTGATACTTTGCTCCCCAGTTTACCTTAGTTCCAGTGGAAAAATCATAAAAATACTGGTTGTATTTAATCGGTATTTCAACTGTTCTACTGCTTAATTCCTCATTGATACTTGCAGCCAAATCTGCTGTTTTTTTAGCGGCAGAGTCACCCTCTGTAGAAAACGTAAGGGTTACAAGCCCGATAGAATTTTCAGCACCACCGAGGGGGACTATCTCTTTGTCTGTAAGTTTCATTTCCGGTATATTGCCAGAAACTGACCAGCCTACAGAGTTCGACCACGCTTCGAAATCCTGCCCAATGTCTGGCATGTTGTCTATTTCACCCCATTCTACATGCCAATACGAAGTTACCGTAGAACCATCTACGTTAAATCTCCATACCCTGCTGGATTTTATTTCTTTTGTTTTTGACATTATAAATTACCTGGATTTCCTGCTGTATTCCTGCTTATCTTAACTAATTCGGCGGTTATTTCTTTGCCTATCGGAGACTCGTTGATAGCTTTCATAATGTTTTTTACGGTCTCGCTACTGACGTCAGCCGCCTCACCAACTGAAGATGAGAAAACTTTAGACAGAGAAGCCCTTTGTTCTTCCATTCTAAGTTTTTCTGCACCGCTGTACCAGTCTGATATTTTTTGGTACGTTCCCGGAGATGTCATCTTCAGGATCAATCCTAAAGGCCCCTTGCTTATCACAGCTTTCCCTACTGCTCTCATAGCGTTTTCAAATACATAAACCATTGTCTTGGCTATAGCCGGGGCTAATGCTATCATTATGTTAGTCATCCCAAGCATACCTTCGATGATTCCTTTTATCAAGGTTTCCTTTATGGAAACCCCAAGTTTGGCAAATGACTTTTCGCTGGACGATATCTTTTTGATGAGCATACCAAACCAGTCGATAACATTTAGTATCTTCTGCCCAAAGTAAGCACCCCATTGGATTATTGCTCTCTTATTGTCTCTTAACCATTGTGTAAACGCCTGTATTCTACGCTGTATCGCATTTCCAAAAAGAGAGAATATCTCTATCCTGATAGTATTGATTACCGATCTCATTATCAGGAATGCACCAGTAACATTATTCCACAGTATATTAGCCATTTGCGAAGCAGCACCGCTGGCATTATCCATCTCTTTTTTGAGCTTAACTATCTGGTCAGCGCCAGCAGCCATCGTAGCCAACATCGCCGGTCCTGCCCTAAGTTCAAAGATACCCATTAGTTCGCCAACCTTGCCAACTTTTGACAGTCTGGCAGTTGCCTGTATGAACTGGTTGACGATATCTTCCATCGGCTTCATATTGCCTGCGGCGTCTTCCACTTCTATTCCAAGCTGTTTCATTTTTTCTATGGCACGCTCTGAAGCACCGCCAGCCAGCCTGTTAAGAACATTTCTTAAGCTTGTACCAGCCCTCTCGCCTCTTATACCAGCGTTTGCCAATATCTGAAGCATAACAACCACGTCACCTACTGGCACGCCAAGTTGGCTTGCGACAGCACCTGTATGGCTAATAGCTTCTGCCAACTCTCTCATATCAGTTACCGCATTGCTTGCCGCCAGTGCCATAACGTCAACCACTTCGGCAAATCTTGCGGCAGGTATCTGCATCTGCGACATTATTAAAGCTGTGTATTCTGCCGCTTCTGCCACTTCAATTTCGCCAGCCGCCGCCATGTTAAGCAATGCAGGCATCGCAGCAACAATCTGGTTATGTTTCATACCAGCTTTTGACAAGACTGCCATGCCCTCGGCTGCTTGAGAAGCGGAAAAGATAGTAGTTTCACCCATACGTTTGGCAACGTGGGTTAAAGTCGTCATTTCCTGATTGGTAGAACCAGAAAAAGCCCTGACCCTGGACATTGACCTCTCGAACGCTGTGCCTATCTTAACTATAGAACCATAAATCAACAAAAGAGAAATAGAACCAACCCTTGCGACCATTCTAAGGGCAGACACCAGCTTGTTCATTATTAGCTGCGTAAGTTTAAATATCCCATGTGCCAGCTTCCCAACATAAAAACCCATCATGGCGAATGGTCCATGCTTAGAGCCTAACTTTTTAAGCCTGCCTAACCTTCTTGCAAATCTCTGTAAAGTGGTACTTGATTCTGCGATGCCACGAGAGAACTGCTTAAGCCTTGTTTTAGCTTTAGCCATTGCTCGTCTCATGGGTCTGAGATCCATGTTGACTAATAAATTTAAGGTTCCTATACGAGCCATTTATATCTTTCGCTTTCCAAAAGTTGCGGCAGCTACCTTTGCGCCAAGACTTCCACCTAAAGGCTTATCGTCGTTGCTGTTTTTTTGTGATCCGGATTCCTGCTTTCTTATCTTCGCCATGTTTTTTAACATTGTCGTAAAGCAATCCAGCGACATGTTGTTTATTTCGCTGGCCCTATATTGAGGGAACTGTAGCAGGAAGAAGGTTATATAATAATCCCAGCTATTTAGCTGGGTTGAGGTTCCCCCGGCGATTCTTCTGCCTCCGGCATTACAGCATTTATTACTATCGGCACATCGTCCATGCTCAACTTAGATGAGAAGTCGGCCTCTCCTGATATTCTGTTTAGTAAGAAGTCTGCACCCTCAATAGTGTTCATGGCTTCTTCCATTTCAGTATCGGTAATAGTCTGCCTTGAAATCTGCATCGCCGCAGTTACCGCCTCTTTGGGCATTCCGGATTCCTTTAGTGCCAATACAGCACCGTTAATTCTTTCCTGTTTAAGCCACTTTTTCATTGCGGCAATATCGCCCAGCGTGACTTTTCTAATTTCTACTTTACCAAAGCTCAAAGAGACTTCAGCTTTGTCTGCTAAAACGTTATCAATTCCTGCCATTTGTTTCTCCTAAACTACCACAGGCCCAACGCCCACTGCGTTTGGTACTCCTGTGAATTGAAGTGTATGTGTTGCGACGCCATTAACCGGGACCGATGGATTAAATTCTGTTAAAAAACCCGTTCCTATTATGGCGTAATTGGTATCGTCAAACTGTAATGTCAGTTCGTAAAAAAAAGTGTCTTCACCCAAGTAATTACTAAAAGTATTTGAGTTAGTATTGTCAGTAAAGCATGTTACCGAAGCAGACCATTCTTTATCGCCTGCAACATAATCTTTCCAGCCATTACCATTTCTGGCTGGTGTTGATTCTACTTTGTCGGTAGTAAACTCTGCTGTCCACGACGCTACATGAGCAACTTGGACACCGCCAAAATATACAGCTCCATTTTTTCCGTAAAATTTACTCATAATTATACTTGTATGTCATCTTCAGCCGGTCCTACGCCAGCAGAATCTGGTATGCCCTGGAAGGTGTATGTGTTAGTGACTGCTTCGTTGATGTTTTCACTATTGCCATATCCTGTTAGGAATGCGTAGCCGTATATAGACTGTGGGCTTCCTTCGGTTTCGTCAAAGACAAGCTCAATGGTGAACATGTTAACATTTGAGGTCTCTGAGCTATCCCCGTCAGTGATATATGTACTCCAGTCAAATGTCGAGGTGTCATCCTCGAACCCTTCAACAGACACGTTCCATGAAAGCAGCCCGGCAAGATAGCTCTTCCAGCCGTCCCCCATCGCTGTGCATTCGGCAACGTCTGAAGATGTTTCGCATGTCCACGATGTGACATGAAGCAGTTCGGTACCATCGAACTTTACTACTCCGTTCTTTCCGTGAAATTTACCCATGATTAACTCCCGTTATTAAGCCAATGCCCCGGTGCCTTGCAGTTCGTATGTTACTGTCGCTTCACTGTCAACGCCTTGGGTTCCGCTGATGCCGGTAACGATAACATCACCAGTAAGCGTAGTCCCCGAAATTAGCGTGAAGACTGCACTGCTTATCAGTGTGCCAATAACTGCAATGTCATACCCAGTACTGTCCGCAAGCGCTTCAACGCTCACAGTCCAACCTTTGCATCCAGCGAGGTACTCTTTCCAATCGCCAGTACTTGACATGTCTGTAACTTCTGCCGTATCGCTGGCAATGTCTATTGTAAAAGACCTCACCTTTAGTGGATCTATCCCTGTTATTGATACTGAACCTTCTTTACCGTGAAACTTAGCCATTACTTAGCTCCTATATGTATGTCCAAAATTGAAAGTCCATATTAATCCCGTATAAACGGTTGGACTCGTTTAACGCCTTATTGCCTATAGGCCCTGTCAAATCTATAAAGTCGCTTGACTGACCTGTGTATATTATCTTGTTTATGTTTATTACTCCGGTAGCCGAAGTGTTGTCTAAGAGTTCTCTAACTTGGTTAGACAGATTAACGGCTTCCCTTCTCGTCTCTGCCCATATGGATATCTCATACTCTCTGTTTTCGAAGTCAACAGATTCGGACATCGCTTGAGTTGGGTCCGAGTACTGGTTGTCAATGACTATACAAGGGTAATTATTCCTTGCAGGGTTCATGTCTGTATATACATTACTGGTCAAAGACCTAAGTTGTGCCACTATGTACTCATCCAAGTTCATTTGAATCTACTTTCGATCTTATTTTCCTGACTACTTCTGTAATCATTGGTATTCTTGACTCTTCCCATGCTTTGGTGAAAGGATGCATTGGTTTCGCTGTCTTTTTGCCGCTACCCATAGCTAGAACACCATCATAAGGGGCTGCATGACCGTACTCTATCGCAGCCGGGATAAAATACCTTATAGATGTTATTCTTCCAGGTATTCTTCCGGTCATGTGTATGAAGTCATCCTGCACCTGCATTGTAAGCATGTTCCTTATTACATATCTTTTTCTCTTTTTAGGAACTTTCAGCTTAAGGCTTTTAGCCATGAGGCCGCCCATTCTGCCGCCAACAATAGACATCATTTTTTGTCTAGCACTCGCTCTTGCGAGCTTTAACGCCGACCTGATAGCTGGCCTTGCCGCCTTGGATTGGAACTTATACTCAAACCTCTTCAGGTTTCTTAGTACTTGCTCAAGCTCTTTTTCTTCTATTGTTATGTTGCTTCTGAACACGTTAATTTTAATTCTCTATATCTTTCGTAAAGATCTTGGATGTCGTTTATATAGAAGTATCTTCCGCTTCTCTCGGACAACACCCTATCATTGATAGTAATATCATCTCTATATCTGATAGTAATTTCTACTGTTTTTCCCCCGGTTTCCAGTTGTTCCGTATTGTTTTCTCCCCCAATGTTGCTTTTAATGCTTCCCCATACGTTGGCGAGGTCAGACCATGTGTATATATCCTGCCCATAACTGTCAGTTGTGGCAGTTCTGGTCTGGATCGTTAATCTATGTCTAAGTTTACCAGCGTGCATTTAGGCTTCCCACCTCTTGTAGTTTGTCACTAAGGCATCATAACCCATTGGTACTTCATTTAGCCGAAGCCCTGTAGAAGCTTCTCGGTTTTCGTACCAATGGCCTACAAGCAATATTATAGCATGTTTTGCCAAGTCTGAAATGTTTGTAGCGGACGGCCCATATCCAGCAGTGTAAGTTATGGTCACGGCCCCAGAATAATCGCCCACAGTAGGCCATGAAGTAGCCGGGGACACTGTGCTTGGCTCGGTCCCAGTATTCAATGTGTAATAACTCGAACTATACAACGTGCTGGTCCCGTCATAGTCTTTGTAATATATGCTGGTTATTGCAGTAGCCGGGCTGTACGGAAGCTCTATCTCGGCGTATGGGTTATTGTAGGTAGTGTCTGGAAAGTTGTCTAGTGTGTATGTGTATGTCTTAGTAAGCAATGACCTGCGAGTTTCCTTTTCGAACTTTTCGGTCGCTGCGTCAATATACATATTAAGCAGATCGTCTTCTGACGTGTCGTCAGAATCAAGTCTAAGCTGAAGCTTAATCTCTGCCAATGTTACTACTCTGGTCGATGTTACCGGGGTTCCTGAACTGGAACTGCTCATTATGCCACCTCTACTTCCTGTGGATTAGTAAAACTATAGCCTGCCAACTCCTTCCAGAAGTAATAAGTACCAGCATCTAAGTAGAAGGTCACTTCTCCAGAGCTATCGGTATGTCCGGAGGCGACAATATTACTTCCAGCTTCATCTGTGGTTGCCCAAACCCTCACTCCATCTATCGGGTTTCCAGAGACAGAATCAGTGGTGGTATCAACCCATGTCACAGCCCCACCGCCCGTGCCGCCTGTAGTCCATGATCCGGAACCGTGATTGTCGGTAAGTTCTGTATCTATTGCAGTGATTGCCGCTGTTGACAAATTGGCTGTTATTTCAGCATCTGTACTGCAAGGGAGTATGACATACCCGGATGTTGTATCTGGAGTAACGTCCCATGCTCGGTGAACGGTAGCTACCTTAGTGGAGCCAACATAGTCTGTCACTTGCCTGACTTGGTCCTCTCCAGTTCCTGACCTAATGAACAATAATTGCCCATTGTATGCGTCGTCTTCGTCGCTGGCATCGCTATTGAGAGTTATTGTAGTAGTTGCGCCAGCTTGTGCTAGGCCTTCGTTAACATGCTCTCTGCCAGACGAGCAGTATATTATATACTGGCTTGTATCGTCAGGTGTAGTTTTCCATGTTCTGTCAACAGTAGCGGTTCTTGTAGCTCCGTCATATTGTAAGATAAGCCTACACTGCCCAATACCTGTACCTGCTACGATAGCTATTTCAGCAGGATCATAAGCTCCGTTAGATGTGCTTGCATCGGTGTCGAGCTGTATCTGATTTCCGTTTGTCCCTGCGGAGACAGCAGTACCAGATAGAACTATTGTGCTTGACAGCTCTCTTAATCTTCTACCCGCCGAGGTTGGCGTATTATGGCTCGCCCCTGTTAATACTTCATCCCAGACAGCGTCAGCTATGTCTGCTGTGGTATATTGGTTAGTTTGTAATTCGTTCGTGTCTGCTAAAACAAGATCTACGTTTGCATCTATTATACCCACCTTTTGGTCAAGATCGGTTATGTCCTGACCATTAGCGTCAATTCCTTGCAATAATGCCGAATTACCATATGTACCATTGCTAACTATAGCGTAGCTGTCGCCTGTCTGTGGTGTATGCCCATCGAGAGTGTTGACTTTAGTCAAGTCTCCATCTGTTTCAATTCCCAACGAACTGAAATTAGCAGGCAGATTCGAAGTTGTGACAATGTTATTCACGAGATAACTCAAGCCTAAATTGGTTGATGCATAAGGATCGTAAGCAACTACTAAATACTGGGCGTTAAACTGATCTGCTCCTGTCGCTACTCCCTTAACGGCAAACGGACCATAAGTGTTAAGGTCAGCCGCCGCTGGTGTCCATTTGTACCAGCCGTCAGATATTTCAGTTGCGATTGTTGCTCCTGCATTAGGATTGCCAAAAGCTCCGCCATTTTTTGATATTTCAACTGCAACCGTAGCTCCTGTGACTGGCGTGACATGATCGGTTGACGATACCATGTAAAACAGAACTACTTTTGAACTGCTATCATTATACTGTAAGAGTTGCATTAAACTCCTCCTATTATTCGTGAAGCTGAAATACCGCCGCCTGCTGTAAGTTCCGGCCCTAAAGCACCTGCCAATATCTGCCCTGTTGTAGAATCGTACAAATCACTAAAATCCGCACCTTCTAGATTGAGCTTATAATCATCGTTAGTACTATCGACAAATGGGTCTTCATTTAACTGCTTGCATCCGTATGTATTAAGTGATATTGGTAGAGTGTCAAAAGCAGAATCGTATAGTGGCAACCTGGAGTAATCTTCTGGATTCAAGTTATTGATAGATTCGCCGGTGTTACCATAACACAATACTCCGGATAGGATAGCTACCCAGCTGCTTGTAGGATTGCTGCCATCGTCTATTCTAAACCCATCGCCACTATTGTTTGCAAGAGTTAGGTTCTCGAATTTCCTCACGTAATTGTAATCAGGAACAAATATGCCATGCCCACCGTTTCGATAAGCTACGCAATTGATAGCTTGCGAACAGACAAAGCCGTGAGTCCCGTTGTTATGGCTAACGCAATTTAACATTAACGAATATCCGTTCCTAACTCCTTCAGCAGTGTTATGGTCAAATTCACAATTGATAAATTCGCCGTAAGTGTTGTGCGAAGAGTAGTAAGCTCCAGCACCGCCAGCGTTATCGAATCGACAGCCGAAGTATTGCGAATAACCGTTTTCCCCTACAACTAGATTATGACTCGGACCATCTGTTAAACGCAGATTGAAAAATATCCAGCCAGACATTGTTGGGGAAGACATATCAAGTATATAGCCGCTCGATAAAGATGTACCTGACAAAATAGCTTGAAAGTCAGACCAACTCCCATCTGAATCTACAACGTAAACAATTCTTGGATAGTCACCAGTAGTGTTTGGGGCAATATTAGTGGTGATATTATAAGTGCCTTGTTCTATCATGCCAAGACCATTTTCCGCTACATCCATTAAAGCTATTAATTCTTCAGGACTTGATTTACTCCCGCCTACAAAAGTATAAAATAATGTGGAACTACCTAGTGCGGCATCAACCTCTGCTCCGCTAAGTTTTGTCTGCCCGCTTGCATCTGTCCAGTCAAGATAGCTCATCTGTAACGTTTTGTTCGTGTCGTCAACATCAACGATCTTAGCGTAAAAGTAGCTATAGCTAGCCGAAACATCATCTGTCAGTTTAACATAACAGCCGTTTTTAATGCCGCTGAAATCGTTTCCAAGGACAGTGTAATTAAACGTCCATAACGTAGCCGCTGTATCTATGGTGTATCCAGTGATCTGCTCACCATCAAGAATTGGTCCGCCGGTAGCGGTCATAAAATCGCTATAGTCGTGACCGGCGGCTTCGGTGAAGTCTGCTCCGCCGCCGGAATATTCACCAGCGTTTGCTCTAGTTGTGCATATAATTGCCATTATTACTTCTTAGCCTGTGCAAAGTTGTTTTGTGCTGTAATCGCTGCCGCTGTCATTGCTGGTATAGTTCCGTCACCCTTTAGACCGAGTACAAGCTTAGTTAAGCCTGCTACGTTGTTAAAGTACTGCCAGCCCATCTCTGACTTGGTTTCAAACAATCTTTTAAGAACCTTGTCGTTACCACCAGCGGCGACAAGGGCTTCGAACATTACATCTCCGCCATATTCTGCGGATTTTTCATTTAGAGAAGTAACGATCGTATCGAAGTCACCAAGATATTTGGAGATTTCTCCAATCTTCCTTGCTCCAGCTTCGTTCTCTGCGATGAGTACTTCTTTAACTGCGTCAGGTATCGTGTCCCATGTCGCCGCTACGATCTCGCTACATAACGTAACGTAAGCCGCAGGGTCAGATTCCGATAACGCAAGCATTGAAGTTCTTGTTACCTCTACGCCATCGCTTAGTACCGTTCCGTTTACTATTGTAATTGCCATTTTATTTTCCTTGTATATAAATATTATTCCCAAAGTAATTTAGGGTATTGACCAGCGACGATAGCCCAAGGAGGTCCCCATGCTGTGAAAGTTGTTGCTGACGATGTTGTCATTTCTGCTGTCGTCTTTGCTGTTGAACTTGTCTCCGATGCGGTTATTCCGCTGGTAGTTGAGTTCCAGAAGGTGCCATCTACGTTAGGCGAAGCTGCCTCAGATACAGTAAATCCAGCAACATTTGTACCTGTGTATAATGTATCTATGACACAGTAACAATCATCAACATCACAAGATGTAAGGGCAAGCTTTCCAGCAAAGCCGCCATACCTAAAACCTAGTGCTATACCATCTGCTGTTAAATCGTAGATAGTACCTGACGAGTAACAATTAGTTATAGCATATTCAAACCGACCGACAAATCCGCCGACATTAGGTAATGCTGAATCGGTATAACCTATCTTCAAGTTGACATCGCAATAACAGGAATCTATATCACCTGACTGTCCTGATAAAGTAAGGCCGCCGCCAACAAATCCACCTATTCTACATCTTACGGTGTCAGCAGCATATGTACCGGCACAAGTAATTTCCATGCTATCACAGGCGGCAGAACAATTTATGACCTTACTTGTCACACTTCCGATAAACCCTCCGAAAAGATAACTATTACTGGCTGTTGTTGCTACCTGATTAACAAAAACATTACCGGTCGAATGACAGTTCTCGATATAATTTGCATTCGCACCAGAATTTGTTTGAACAATACTTCCGGCAAAGCCGCCAACATAATTACTACCGGCGTCCAACTCACCGTTTATGTAAATATCTACATCAGACGTACAGTTTAAACAACTTCCGGTCCCTGCTGTGCTTAACGGACCGGTTTGTCTTCCTACAAGACCACCGAAAGAACAATAACTGTCGGCAGAACTATAAGCCTCTAGCCGTCCAGATACACGACAGCCTTCAATCTGGCCGTGATTAGAACCAGCTACTAAACCTACAAGATCATAACCGCCGGTGGCTGTTTGGGTTGCTGTGTGTTTCAGTGAGCCGTTCACATTACAATATAGTATCCTTGATTGATAGTCGTTCTCTGCAACCAATAAAGAACTGTAACTCCGTGAATCATTAGGTGTGTCACTTTCTAATACTGCATTTTCGATATTAACCCCAAATATTGTAGCACCTTCACAATACCTGAACATGGCAGTTCTATTATTGGCATCTGCGGCAGAGTCTATAGTAAAATTCTTTAAAGTATGACCAAAACCTTCAAATGTTCCTGTAAAAGGGTTGGATATATCTGCTATTGGCTGAATTATCGCTCCTTTGAAGTCAAGATCCTCTGTCAGTATAAAATACTTATCATAATTATCTGTATCTTGAGCCATCCTATTGAACGCACCAGTACTGTCTATAATTATTGCATTCGACCTACTTGAACCATCGCCAGAAGAACTGCCATAAACTCCTATTTGTCCGCCTTTTGAATCATATCCACAGTTGAACCTATTTAGTGTACTTATCATATTTTTGTCCTTTAGCCAAACTTGACTGAACTTTTCGAAGCTTCTTAAATCTACTTCTTCTGAACTGCTACTACACGCTACTGATAACACTATCCCTATCAATACGCCAATCCGTATATTCATTACCGTCTCCATCTGTTCTAATTACTGCCTTAACATCGTTTGAAAAACTATCTTTAGTTTCGAATATGAATGTATATAAAGGTACTATTTCTGGCAGTGCTAACGCTACCCTAAGGTTGTAAATCTCCGTGTTCGCTCCTGCCCTTGCCGCCACTATCGTAGCATATTCTGCTTGCCCCATGACGACCATTACTTCTTTGCTGGCATCGTCAGAGTTGATTGCGAAAACATGGCAAAGCACAAAGTCGTTATTAGTTACTGCCGTAAGTTGCCACGCACCACCGGTAAATTGGTTATATACAATTCTTCCTGTTGTAGTACCAGCAGAAGCGGTCGTGTCATCAATTACAGGGAATCCAGCTTTATTAAGTTTTCTTAAATCTCCATTTGCTCCAAGTAGATAATAAATATCATACCCGGTCGTACTTGTTATAGCACTGCTGGTTGATGTCAAATCTTCATCTGCTATCATGCCAACATCAACAGAGAATTGAGCGTGAGTATTGCTGGAGCCGTCACCATCTGCTACAATATCATCAGGGTCGAATCCGCTTATATATTGGGCACCTCTACTAAAGTGTAAATATGAATGAGTAACGCCATCCATGACAGCCCCATGTCGCTCGTCCAGTATCGGGGTTATAGATACATTATTCGTTGCGTCCCAATAAAGAATGGCAACAATACATTTCGTCCTGATTATCGTATCGATATTACCTGCTGTCGGATTTGATAAGGCTGTTAAGGCAGGGCCATCATAGTATATTACTACTTCACCTTCCGTGTCGTCGATAACAACTGAATCGCTTGTAGCTTTTGTATATCGCAACCCTTCAACGTAAAAACTAAACCCTCCTGACACTGGAGAGATAGTAAATGTTCGGGTAGCATCTACAAAAGATAAGGTTGTGTTAGTTCTGGCTTCCAATGTAAACCCATTTAATTCGGTTACATCCTTGCCAGCTCGCCATCTGTCGTAACGCATATATTATCCGTTCAGGTAAGTGTAAATCAGTTTAAGGTCGCCTGTTCCGCTATTGGCTGTGCATTCTGCGTAGATATAACTTAGCCCTAATGTATCAAGCAATATCCTCCCAATGCGGTTGTTGCCTTCATCGCCGCCAGCAGAGATCAGGACACCACCAGATGCCGCAGGAGTCCATACGTCAGTTATTGTCATTGTGTCGGCAAAATAACCAGTTATTGTATCGGCTGATTCTGGATCGCTGGCAAGAGCCGACGTGCCTATTGTGACCGTTACTGACGCAATGTATTCTGCGATAGTTTCCTGACTCCTAAAACCCCAAAGCTTTACTGTGAATGTGTCATTAGCCACAGCACCATTATAGCCAAATCCTATAATAGACATGGTTGATATAATTTCGCTATCGATAGACTTAGTGCCTGAAGGTCTTGCGTCAAGGAACAGGTCGTTATCTGCTATAGTCGAGCTATCTACCGCAGTTATATCCCTGAGTGTGTGCCAATTTGTTTTTACATCTTTGTTCATATTGTAGTCCTTGCATTATTATGAAGTTGTGGCTGTTCCTGTTACCGTGATCCATTCAGTACCAACCCATTTAAGCAGAAGGTATTCTCCAGATGCGTCGAATGTAAAAACTTCCGGGTCACTGGTAGAATGGTGTGCAACTGTCAAGGTTGAGCTGTTGCTTGCATCTGACATTACAACGTATTTTTCCTGACCGATATAAGTGCCGTCTGCCAAGGTGGCATCAATAGCATTACTGGTAGAATCAAGGGTCGTAGTCTTAGTTAAGGACACCGCTGTTTCTGCCGCCGCAGTTATGGTTTCGCTCTGTGTTACACCGGTTGAGTTATTGTACACAATCGTAATACGAGAGTCATCCTCTGTTACCGGCTGTTCGCTGTCGGTGAAAGCGATATCGCCAGAGGAGAAACCATTGGTCAGTGGGCCGGCAACAGTAAAGGTTCCAGAACTGTGTGCAGTATAGTCAACCCCTTCGCTGGTAGTACCCGTCCATAAGGTTAATGTTCCAGTAGAAGAAACGTCCGTTAATGCTCCAACTACGCTTTCTATTTCGATTGAGGTGCATTTGCTTGCGTCAGTAGTTCCGGTGTCAGTGCCGCTTGTTAATGCTACTGTAGCTGTGGTAGAACCAACTGTGAAATCTACATCGTTGGTGGTCCCCTCTACGGCTGCTACGGCACTTACGGTATATGCCTCGTCAGAAGATCCGTCAGTCATAGTAAGTGTCAGTGTACTTCCTGATATCACCGCCTCCATAAGCGTTATAGCTGTAGCTCTGTCTGGAGTCCCGTCAAGGGTAAGCCTTATTCCGGTGACAACATCATCAACATCAATATCCTGCCCAGCCGTCATTTCGCCGCCACCCACCAAGCTGCCAGCCAATGTTCCATTGATGTATCCGCTGTAAAGATCCTCTGCAAGCTTTCCTCTAATGTGGAAATCTCCGTAAAGTCTAAGTTCGGCTTCTCTGCCAGCAAGATCGGAAAGGCTATCGTAATAGTCCTGCACTTCTGTCCCTGATACCATGTTAGAGGCATAAAGCTCCATCGTTTCTGGGGACGCTATGCCTATCAAGTATTTGCTTTTAACTGTATTGACTATCGTGCCAGAGTTATACACAGTATTGGGCGAAGCTTCCGTTATATGCACGTTCTCTCGCATAGTGACGCCCTGGTTGTAAACACCTGGAGGTACGATAACGTAACGTGGGTTGCTTGCTGATAATGCGCCAAGACTGGAGTTGTAATCGCCATAAGCCATCTCATCTACGGCTATCTGCCAATCCTGGTCTTCGCTGATAAGTATGCCTTTTCCATATAGTTCAAAGCTCATAGTGTTTTCCTTTAGTTGCTTTATTTCTTGAAATGCCAGCCTATCACACCAGCTATAGTTGAGATACAGATACCTACCAGCCACTTGGCGGCAGAAGCATATCTTTTAAGGTTTCTTACGTCTTCTATTAGCCCAGGTTCTTTATTTATAATCGAACCTACTAATGCTCTTTCTATTCTCTCGTTAGACTCTCTAACCTTAACTATATCATGCCTGATTTCCTGCATGACAGTATCGTGGTATTCGCACTTTTCACCCATGTTGCCACCTTGTAAAAAAATACATGCCAGTGGGTTTGGAGCCATACATGGCATGATACCCACTGACATAAAAATCATATTTTACGCTGAAACTGCATCGGCAGTAGTATCTTCAGCAGCGTTCTTAGCCTTCGCCACATAAGTACAGATGCCTTCATCTGTTCCTGTCGCTACTGCAAGGCTGAGACTTACATATCTTAAGGCCACGCCAGCTTTAGCGGCGGCGTGAGCTATTTCATCTGCATGTACCTCTACAAAAACATTATCGCCCACAGCATCTGGCTGTGCCGCCAAAGTAACTGCCTTGATAACATAATCGTCAGTACCACCGCCGTCACTGTCTGTGTTGGCTATAACCTTCATTGTAAGGTCTGAGACTCCCACTGTTCGACAGAAGCTCATAACAATATATTCGTACTTTGCCATGTCAACCCATGCGATATCAGTTGCGGTGGTTGCGTCAGGGTCAAAATCGTAACTCTTAATAAATAGTTCAGACGTACCTATCTGGTTCGTTCTGCTTGATGCGTATGTTGCTACAACAGCCATAGTATTACCTTTCTAAGTAAAAACTGGGGGCCGAAGCCCCCACAATTATAATTTTAATTAAGCACGAGCTGCAAGTGTGACAAACGGAGACAAGGTAGAACCCTTCTTAGGTGTCAATGCGGAAGTCCACCAAGGACGGGCATCGTTGTACTTGACAAAGCGATATGCTCTTTCGTTTTCAAGGAATCTCACATGGATGCTTTCGTCCATGTCCATACCACCAACCGTACCTTCCAAATACTCGTTCCAGTTAATGAAGTAAATATCTCCCTTATCTCCAAGGGTTTCGCAATTCTCGTCCAGATAAACCGGACGACCAAGTATTCGACCTACAGGGCCTTCGACAAGACTGTCCTGCCAAACAAGGTTACTGCCAGCGTCTGCAAGTGACATGAGTTGAGGAAGGGTGTTGTGATTACATAGCCACACAGCCTGGGAAGGATTATACATGCGAGAGAACATATTTACAATGTTAGTAAAATTGATAGTGTCGGCAGTCTGACTTGTAACCTTCGCTACAGTTACAAGGGCGGCAGAGTTCAGCACGCCAAGATACTGGCCTGCACTTGTACCTGTCAGACGCTCTGCGTTCAGCTTAGAGGTGAACTCTTCGCCAAAACTGGTCTGGATAATACTTGCAAAACTCATTGGGTTAGCCTTTAGAAGCATTTCGGTCGCATAGGTAGCACCAATCAGTTCTACAGGTTTCAGGCTAATCTGTTCGTATTCGCTCTGTGAGGCGGTGGCGGCTGAGGTTTCAGCCTTGCGATAAACCTTGAAACCTCCAGTTACAGAACCGTCTGAATGAGTTTTGTCAACCCTTGCAGGAACATCTACGCCGCCAAAGCCCATAGGAATCTTGCGTGTAAACTGACCAGTATCATACTGAAGGCCGTTGGCGTCAGTCTTCATAAGCATATTCAGGAAGCCTCTTGGTACAAGGAAGCCGCCGTCCGGATTAGAGGACAATTTAGCCTCATCAGAACCGGCTGTAGCTAACTGCTCCAAGCGTTTATCCCTTGCAAAAGGGTTGACTGTAGAATCCTGAACTGCCTTCAGGAAATCGTGAGAATCTTTAAAACCGCCGGTCTCTTCGTAGGCTTCTTTAATGACCTTCACTGTAGTGACAGCATTGGTCTTGACAGCTTCAGGTTCTCCAATCTTGCCAGACAGATCGTCCATTTCTTTCATTGACGCCATCTGTGACTCAATAGAGGCCATCTTGTCTTTGATCTCATTGTATTTTTCAGTCTGCTCTGCCGTAAAAATGCCATCATTTGACTCCTTGGCAGAGTCCACAATAGATTGAGCTTCCAATTTAAGCTCTTTGAATTTAGCTCTTAGCTTGTCCATTTCGTACTCCAAAATAATAATGTTAATATAAATCAGCTACAGTATCGGGAACTTGCTCCGGTAGGACTCTGCTACATAAGATCAATTTCTCTCTGTACTGTTTCAGCTCTTAATCGTAAGGTATTTTTATCTTCCTGCGACACGCCTATGAGTGCAGCCAGTGCGTCTTCGTAAGTTGAAACTGAATCTATCAGCCCGTAGGCCAAGGCTTCCTCGGAGTTGTAAGTCTTTCCGTCAGCCAGCTTCTTTACGTTTTCTACCGACATTCCCCTGCCAGATGCGACAGCTTCAAGAAACTGTTTTTGTGTGTATTCAGCCTTGCCTTGCAGGTATTCTATCTGACTTTCTGTTACTTCAACTCCAGGCACGCCCAGCCCTTTGTATTCTCCGGTCGCTATCAGGATAGGCTTTATCCCATCCTTGGCATAGCTCTCGCTCATGTCGTAAAGCAGCATAAGCGTCCCAATACTTCCCACCTCTCCAGCCTTGTTCATGGTGATTCTGCTGGCTTGAGATGCGGCCCAGTAAGCGGCACTCGCACCCAGATCGTCAATGTAAGCATGTACTTCCTTGCTCTCTGAAGCTTTCCTGATCTCATCAGCCAGTTCTGTCGTGCCTCTCACTTGACCGCCGGGTGAATCCACATATAACATTAAAGATTCTACGTCTTTACTACTTACAGCATCCCGGATTATTTTTCTTGCGTTAACAGTGGAAGTGCCGCCATACTTGGATGGTCTTTTTGTGAGCGATCCCGTAATAGGGACTATTGCCACTCCCTCTATTACACTGTATTCAAGGTATGTTTTCGATCTTTTCTCTACCTCTGCCGCAGATAGCTCTATATCAATACCGGCTTGTATCATGCCTAATGCACTGACAAGGTGGTTTGGCTCCATTGCATAAAGTCCCATATGAGAAGTAAAACACCTTGTGTTTTCCTCCGGGATGGAATTTCTGATATTTTTAGTCATCGCTCACCTCTTTAAAACAATCTATCAATTCAGCCAGTATTATATCAGATAATTCTAACCCTGAAACCGCTGAGTCTTGGCTATACCCGGAAGGGTCCAATCTGTAACCTTGAAGGTACTTTTCCCTACCGTCAATGATAATTTCAGGGCTTACTATACCCGACAGGGCTTTCTGTATTTGGGTGATATTTCTATTAAAGAAATTCTCGTGAATAGGCTTACCTTCAAGGTGCTTAACTAATGCGTTAGCCTCTTTTTTCGCAAACGGTTCCAGTATCTTTGCGGTCGCAACCTCTCGATTGACTGTTTCGCCCGGCTGAGATTGGGCTTTCGCCTTATCTCTCTCTTTTGGGGTCATCATGTTAACTGGAGTGAAGTATTCGCCGCCCCTGCCGTCATCTCTTGGGTTCCATCCTTCATATACCCTTATGTCGTCAGGCGAGAACGCACCCGAATTGAACATTTCTCTCAGGTACGTTGCCCTGGAAGCATTATCCCCTCTCAATAACTCGGCAAAGCTTATCCTTGCCCTCTCCCCTTCTTCGAGCAGCTTAATAACTATCTGCTGTTCCCAACGGACGGCCCAAGGGTGCAGGGTGTCGGTCGCATGGTCTATATTCTGTGCCTCAATGTTGTTGTTGGTGGACCTTAGAAGGTGCTGCACCTTGTGGGGGGCTACCCTAAACCACCTGCAAATATCTTCAACCGTGAACTGCCGGGTCTCAATAAACTGAGCATCGGCTGGCAGAATAGATACAGGAGAGAAGTCCGACCCTTGTTCGAGAACTACCACCTTGCCTGAGTTTTCACCGCCACCGTACATTTTTGCCCAAGATGACCTTATCCTCTCTGAGGCGGTGGCGTCCAGCTTACCGGCTATCTTTAAGATACCGGACATTGTGCCGCCATTGGCATAAAATCCAGAAGAATAGTCCTGCTGTGCCAAGGCTACGCCTAATGATTCTGCACCAACCTGGGCCGGGGTCTGTCCTGCGATGCCGTCATCGCCCATGCCGTTCACCTTGAAGATGTTGCGATCTTTAAGCGTGACTTGGGTGTTGTCGTCGTTCATTACCTTCCATGTAATAGATCCGTTGTTGTTTCGTTCATAACTTACCCTTGAAGGGTGGATGATCCACATTGCAATTGGATAGCCAAACCCGTCTCTTTGGATTTCGGCAATGCCAAGCCCCCACCCTAATGCGTGAGATGTGATGGTCTCCCTGAATGCTATAGCAGTCGTGTATGGATTTGGTTGATAATTGAGCAACCATTCGACTTCTTCGTTAGCTGGCTGCTTAACGTTACCTACTGGTTTGTAAATATCGATAGGCAGTTTGGCAATATCTTCGGATATCACCCGGATGCACGCCATATAAGCCGATATACCCTTTGCCGTTTCGGGTGTTATGGTCTGTTTAGACTTTGCCGAATTGTAAGAATTATTCAATAGGTAAACCGGGTAATCGCCAGACCCCAACACAGAACTTCCGCCCCGGTCTTTCTTTCGGGATGGTGAACGGCTTCCGAACCAACTTATTAAAGACATATAAGTCCTCTTTCGTTATAAATAGATTCCTCTTCCAGCTCGGCAGACAACCACAATCCAATAGCATTAATCGATGCTACTATCGGATCTATCCGTCCGGTGGATTTTTTCTTGTTCAGTTTTACGTTGTCGTTACCGTCCAATTCTGCCGCTATGTTGGAAATGGCTGCCCTTAATATAGGCGAACCATCTTGTTCGAGTTTTCTGGTCAATATCATTTCCTCCAACTCTCTGGTTGGGGGTGACATTGAAGCAAAGGTCTGCCTGTACTCAAATACAGGTAGCCCGTCCCTCAGTAGCTCACCGCCTAACTGGGCAGCATTCCAAGGGTCGAACCCTATAGCCAGCACCTCGTATTGGGTGGCCAGCTCGTGTATTTTATTCCGCACGACTTCCTGGTCGATAACATCACCGTCAGTTAATGTAAGCTGGTGAGGGTATCGCGGGTTCCTTGCCCAAAGGGTGTATGGAACCTTGGTTTCTCGCTCCTTTAACAGAGCGTTGTCTCTCGGCATCCAATTATAACATAATATTCTATGCTTGAAATCGCTCTCTCCGGGGAAGAAAAGAGCCAGCGAACTAAGGTCAACTTTGCTGGAAATATCAATACCCATATAACATTTCCGGTTAAGCATATCCTCCGGAGTATAGCCGTCTTCCGCAAGGCAGGCGTCCCACTTGGCTACCGGAATCCATCGCACGTCCTGTTCAGTTCTGATATTTAAATGCAACCGTTTGAATGTGTTCTCGAAAGATGGTATCTCTACCGCCTTCTTACACATTCGCTCAAAATAGTCCATAGAAACTGACTTGCCCAAATTAGGGTTCGCCTTCTTCCATACTTCCGGGTCCTGCCAGTCATTCTCGACCGAAGCCTCCCAAATAGCTGGCAGGAACCTGGGATCTATCGATGGGTCGCCCTGCACCCTCTTGGCATAGTCGTGCTTCATGTTGCAGACAGAGCCGGGCCTTTCGTAATCACTTGTTGTGATGTAAATCAGCAGAGGCTGCGTCCTGGAACCCATAGATGTCTCTAAAACGTCGGTCAGCTCGCCATTGGGCTGTGCATGAAGCTCATCCACTATCACCAAGTGCGAGTTAAAGCCATGCTTGGTATTGGCCTCTGCGGATATGGCCTTAAAAAAGGAGTTCTCCTCACAGTACCTTGTAGTTTTAGTCGTTGCATACATAATCACCTTTTCTTCGAGAAGTGGGCAATTATGTATCATTTGCTCCACCTGCTGGTACAGCAATGACGCCTGCTCTCGGTCTGCGGCAGCACAATAACATTCAGCCCCAGGCTCGCCGTCAGTGAACAATACCTGTAGTGACGTGCCAGCCGCCCAAGTGGTCTTGGAGTTCTTGCGAGGAACGTAATACAGCACTTCCCGATACCTTCGGTTTCCGTTGTTGTCTTTCCAGCCAAATATATTAGCAGTCAAAGCTTCTTCGTGAGGTTCCAGAATGTAAGGCTTGCCAGCCATGCCGCCCTTGGTGTGTGTGATAAACTCGGCAAAGAAATCTATTGAAGCCTGTGCTTCGTCTTCGTCGAACCAGAAATCATCTGCACCTATAAGCGGATCATAATCAGGCAATGACTGAATGATCTTCAGCCATTTTTGGGATATTTTCTTTTTAGCCATTATTTAGGCTTTTTTCCTGTTTAGCAAAGCAGCCCTTTTGGAGTTGCCATGCTGTCCGTCGTTTTTGCCTTGAGTCTTACCCAAACCAACCCGGTCGGCAGGTGTCAGGCCGAATTTGCATTCCATTCGTTCTAATTGCTTTAATAAGTCCATGTAAGCAGTAAAATCGCCAGTTCTTTGGGTTTTGGTTCCATACTGAGTCGTTACTTGCTCAGAAGGTCCGTTTACTCTTACTTTTTCAGCGACATCTACCCACATAGCATATGTTTCGCAATACCTTGCGAACGCATCTTCGTCCACGTCTTTGCCGACACCCATGCCCTTAAGCTTGGTCGCTAACGAGAACCATGCCTGTTTCGCCGCATCACATAGGTATTCCGGTGGTGACGCAAGATCGCCGACAGGCATGGGTTCTTTGGCCCGGTCATAATGCGACCTGGAATCTGGAGGCAGTAGGGTTGTTGGTGTTGGTTTAACTCCACGTTTCATGCCATCATTATAGCACTTAAATAGAGCGTTAACATTGCTGTCGGTTTTGTGGCTGAAAACAGGCCCTTCCGAGACAGGGCCAACCAAACCGTTTTGGGGCCAAAATTAGGTCAAAAAATGTGCATGTG